GGTCCCACGCGGCAAGCTGCTCCAACGCGGGGCGCCAATACTTTGCGTAGACAACATCCGCATCGTAGTCGGCAGCGAAGTCGACGGCCTGCTGGCTCGGTCCGCGCTCGGCAGCGTAGGCTTCCTCTAGCGCGTCAACGATCCGCGGAATCATCGGTGTTGCGAACCAAGCGTCCTGATACGGGTCCCAGAGCGGCTGCACTTCGACCGCCCAGCCGTCGCCGACGAGCTCGCTTTGTGCAGTCCAATCGCTGACGATAACTCGCGTGCCGCAACTTTGCGCCTCAACGACAGGCACACCGAAGCCCTCGCCAGCCGAGGTGGCCAGCAGCACGTCGGCTGCCGTGTAGAGCGACGCTAGAGCCTGCTGCGGAAGGTTCATGCGGTAGAGGTACTGATCGACGAAGCAGACCTGATTCTCAGGAATACCGCAGCCGCGGATAAGCGCGCGCAAGTCTACGCCCGTCGCGATTGCCGACGCCTCGGTGTGCAGGTACAGCATCGCGTCGGGATGATTCTTCGCAAAGATTGAGAACGCTAGTAGGTTCTCGCCGAAGCACTTGCGGACCGGCGTCCTGCCCTTATTGGCCGAGTTCATCATCACCACAAAGCGGTCAGGATCGACGCCCATCAGATCGCGACCCGTGACAAGCTTGCCGTCCGCATCGGCGAACGATGGCGTCGGCTTGAAGATCGCATCGACCGCGTGCGGGACGTAGATCGACTCGACACCATCGTCAGCCATCATGCGTTCGGCGAATCGGCTCATCGCGATTGGCATCACGTTGTCGCGCTTCAGCCACGCTATCACCTTCGGCGGGGCGGGCTGGTGGTCGACGGGCGCCCACGCTGCGATCTTCGGAATCTGCTTTATGCCGGGATTCTCTAGCGCCCACACGTCAAACAAGATCACAACCAGACTGGGGAGCTCGGTGCCATGCGCCCAATGCTGCGCGTGCGCGTTGAGAATGTCGTCAGAGTATCCGCTCACGCCCGTCGGATACATCTTCACGCCACCATTCCACGTAGTCTCCGCACCCTGCAAGCCGTAGTTGCAGGCAATCGCGACTTCGTGCTGGTCGCGAGTTAGCCGGGTTACGACCTGCGCCGTCTGCACGCCATAGCCCGTAGCAGCGAAGGGAGCGTTAGACGCCCAGAGGATTCGTTGCCGCGTCACGCCCTCGGCTTGTGGTAGTGCTGGTGGCTTAGTGTGCTTCGCCTGTTGGCGTCGCATCGCGCGATTCGACATACTCCCCCGTCCCAAAAAAAATAGTGGCTACCCAGCACGAATCGCCGGGTAGCCACCATTCTACCTACTGATCAGGATGCGCCACCAATGAAGTGGTTGACGTGAGTCGCCTGCGGCAGGTTGCCGTCGACGCGGAGGATCGTGCGGATCGTGACGAGATCCGTCGAGAACGCGAAGTCGCTCGAAGAATCGACACGAATGCCGCCGACTTGCCTCACATAAAAGCTAGGCAAGTGACCAAAGATCACAGATTTTGCACTTGTAGCAGCATCTGCCATTGCCGGGTTCTCGTAGAGCGGGAAGCCGAGCAGCGTGTCGGGAGTGTTCTCGTTGAGGCGCGGCGCGAAGACGTAATTGCCGGCCGTATCCTTCAACTTGCGAACAGCACCGATCGACTTGCCGTTCATCATGTAGCCAGCACCGGGCAACATGCGCGCTGCGCCGTCAACCGAGTAGGCCAGATCGATCAGGTTGTCGGCGGTGAATGCGCCAGACGTACCCGTGCCACCAGTAACGCCAAGCGTCGAAGCGGCGACGATGCCCTTCGGCTGAACGGTGCCAGTACCAACGGTCAGAGCGTTGTTGACGTTGAAGCCAATGCCCTGTCCAACCTGGTCAGCAAGGAAGCCGAGGATGTCGACGCCGGAGTCTTCGATCATCTCACGCGAAACCTGCGTCAGGTACGAAAACTTGAAGGCTCCGAGGGTGATGAATGCGCTAAACGCAACATCGCTTTCGCCAATTGCACCAGCCTCAGCAGCAATCGTTGCAGCCGAGTAGGTGTTGACGCGAGGGATCTGAAGGTTCTCGCCGCCGGCAGTCGTGATGACTGTCGAGGTCGAAAGCATCGGACCAACAAGGCGAGCCTTTAAGATGATCTGATCGTAGAACGAGGTAGGAACGGGAGCGCCCGTGTTTGACGTGAGCTGATCTCGCTTCTCAAACTCGATCGAGCGAACCTCGCCGCGAGCAAGCTTGCGGATAGCCTCGGCATCGTCATCGTCAGAAGGTGCAACCTCGTCCGTGCGGACGCTGGCAGCAGCAACGTCGAGGCGCTGTGCACGCTCTTCGTCCTTCGTGATCTGCTCGATGACGCGAGCGCGGTTGTCCATGTCCTCGGAGATACGATCATAAATCACGTTCTCTTCGGCGGTCAGGTCGCGGGACTCGGCGGCAGCTGCGTCGAGCAGGTGCTTAGCCTCTTCCCATGCGTTCAGGCGCAATTCGTTCTGGCGCTTCAGGTATTCGGACATGCGGGGTGATCCTTTCAAGAATCAAAAGTTTGGTCTAACGGATGTTCCGAGCGGCTCCGCATCGGATGCGCCTGCCGCGGCTCCGCAGATCAGACAACCCCAATGGTAACAGCGCAAAAGTACGTCTAGACGCGCGAGAACAAAAGATCAAGCTGCTTGCGCTTCATGTCCAGCGAAGCCTTCGCCTCGTCACCGATCGTCGTATCGGCGCGCAACTTCTGCACGACGGACTCGATCAGCATTGCTGCATCTTCGTCAAGCGTTTCGCCGGCTTCGAGTTTCGTGATCGCCGCGTCAAGCTGCGAAGCGTCGGCACCAGTAGCAGCGGCAAGGTTGTCAAGGCTACGCACGCCGGCGCTCGTTGCCGTGTAGGCCGGGAAGGAGGTCACGATCGATACTTCATGCAAGCGCACCTCGCGCAGTTCGCGCGTCGCACCATCGGGCGACCAGGTATCGCCACCGCTCGGAACGCTGAATCCAAAACTCATGGAATCAACATCGCCACGCTTCATCAAAATTGCAAGATCCTTGCCGTCCGTCGTCGGCGGCAAGTCTGCCTCGACGCGCAAGCCGTGAGCATCCTCAGAGAGTCGCAACGTACCGGCACGCTTCGACGCCAGTACGCGCGTCGTGTCGTGATTGACGAACATCTTGATCTCGTTACGCGAAGAAAGCGAATTAGCAAACGCGCCCGGAGCGATGCGCTCGATAAACGGAAGCGGCTCCGATGCCGAGTTGAAAACGGCGGCATATCCGCTGAAGTGCATCCCGTCGCCTTCGCCGAGGTCGCGAATCTCAAACTCGTTGACGGTGATTCGGCGAGTCTCGACGGCAGTAGTCATAGGGTCAATGGTAGCACCACGCATGCCGCCACCCGCATCGGCCTTTATTGCCTCGGCCTTTCGCGCGAACCAATCCATCGCCGGCTGCGGATCTAGCGCATCGATTCCCCAAAGGTAGAATGCGACCGCGCCAGCGCCAGGGAATCCCTCAGCCTCCGGATCACGGTTATCTTCGGAATCAAGATCGACCAGGTGCCGAGCGGCCCACGCGTTCGTGCGGATCACCTTGTCTTCAGAGACTTGACCATCAGCCATCAGACGAGCCTCGCGGATCGTACGATCAACAACACCATCGCCAGACAATCCAGCCGCGTGATACTCCAAGCCACGGGCAGCTGCTTCGATGATGTAATCGGGAAGCATCAGATCGACCGCGCGCGCTAGCATCTGCGGCAATTCTTGCGGGTCAACGCCGGAGGGTGCCAGCACCGTTACGCCGATACGAGCATACTCAGCGCGCACGTCGGCGTTGTTGTCGATCGCGAGCTCGACGTTGTAATTGGCAAATAGGTTCTTGATCACCGCTGCTTTGTAGACAACCTCGGGCGTGCGATCGCCGCGCATCTGAAGCAGCTCGTAATCGACGCCAATAGCGTCTAATTGGGCGATCGTTTCATCGCGACGCGCTTCGCGTCGAGCAGTCACAATCAGCACCGCTCCCGTGTACTCCTTGACGAACGCCACGACGTTCTTGATCGGATCGCCGTTCAGCGCAATCAGCGTATCGTCAATGTCAACGACGATAGCCGCGGGACCGTTCAGATCGCGCTCGCCACCGGGTTGCATATCCTCAGCGAGCGACACGGCAACCATCTGGTCAACCGCGTCCTGCTTCGATGCGTGACACCCGATCGTCAGTAGCGCGCCATCTTCTTCTTTGACAGTCGCCCACCCGTCACAATCGTCTTGCTGATCGCTAATGAAGTACGGCATCTCTATCCCATCCTCTGAATCATCACGCCGACCGAGTTCGTATTCGCCGAGATTCCCCACAAGCCCTCACCCGGATTGAGGATAATCTGGCGCTCCTCTTTGCCGTCCAGGTGAATACCCGTCGAAGTCGTCACGCCCGAATCACCGATAAATACTTGCTGACTGTTTTCGTTATTGTGAACCGTCACGCGCTGCGCCATCGCATTAGCAGCACACAAAAGCGTTGGCGATGTCGTCACGCTGATCTGCGCCGTCGTCATCGTCATGGTGCTACCGGATACGCCGCCGCTGGATCTTCGGGATCAACCTGCGCGATACCTTGCAGCTGCACGGACGGCAAGCCCGTATGCGGCAACGCGTCCAAGCCAAGAGATGCGAGCGTTGCCGACGGATCGAATCCGGCCTGCACGAGCTTCACGGCGATCGATGTCTTCTTCTCCAACTCCGTCAGGTTCGCCGCAGCAAGATCTACGTTCGCGAGCGGCACGCGGTACACGTCGCCACCGTCAGCCGGCGGCATGTCCTCTAGCCGATGAATGTCATTGATCGAAAGGAAGCCCGACTGGATACCAGTCGAGAATGATGCGTACCGGCTAGCCTGGTCGCCGCGCAGCAAGCCGTCTACGTTGATCTTCAGGAAGGCATCGCCGGGAATCAGGTTGCTGTAGGCATCCTCAATCTTGACGATGTACGGACGCAGGCAGTACGTGACGAAGTGAATGCCGTTCATCTCCACGCTCGCGTACGACATCGCGCCCGGAGTCGTCACGCCCAGCAACGCCGGCGGACAACGGAACGCGCGCGCAATCTCCTCGGTGCTGTATTGGCGAGACTCCAACATCTGCGCCTCGTTAGGCGCAGCCGAGGTCTGCGAATACTTAGCGCCACCGAATAGGACGCCAGGACGATGCGAGCGGCGAACCGATCGGTGCTGCTCCTCGAATGAATCGCTAAGGTCTTTGGCTTGCTCGCGTGTCAGCGCGCCCGGAAACTCGATCACGCCCCCCAACGTGCTGCCCTGCCCAAAGAACAACTGGGCGAACGTGTCGAGCGCCTTACCAAGTCCGAGCGTGTCACGAATCAGATCGATGCGCGAACGTCCACGCAACTCACCCGGCAGCAGTAGCTCGGTGAGGTGCATCATCTCATCATGCGGAACGATCTCGCGACCGTTATCGATCGAATACTCAACGCGCCGCGTGACGTTGTTGCGCTGGACTTCGACCTTGCGTGGGTTCAAGACGACTAGCCCAGCGATACCCTGATCGTCCCGCAAGATCCGAATGAAGGCGTTGCCGTTCATGAGCAGGGAAATCAAGACCTGCGAGAAATGCGTCGTCCTAGACATGCCGACCTCAGGCAAGTCCAGCCAGACGGGGCGCGGATAGTTCACGCGCTCGGTCCCATCGCGGCGGAACGTGTCGATCGGTAGCGTCGAGATCGAATCAGCAATGAGGCGTACGCAGGCGTAGACGGTGCCGAGCTTCAGCGCCTCGTCCTGGTTCATGGTGACGCCCGAGTTCGTCGTCAATGCAAGCGAGTCGCCGGACGCGAATATAGTCTGGAACGAGATCGATCGCTCCTCAGAATTAGTCCGCCCGAAAAGTCCGCCTAGCATTCGTTAGTTCCTCTCAATTGCGACGGCGAACGCGATCATGAACGCTCCGGCTAGGGTGATTCCTGCTGGCACGAACACCAGCCCGACACCCGTCGAGATAATGATCGCGCCTAACACTTGTAGACATATGATAGCCGCCCTAAAAGGCGTAGAATCCCGGCGCACTTTGCTCTCCCTCTGTTTGTAGAATAGCCCCATAGTTAGCCATGACCGCAGCGACCAGCGCATCGATACGCTGACGCTGACGGATCTTGCTGATCTTCCAGCCGCGATCAGTCTGCGCCGCAGCCGTCGAAAGTACGTGCGCCGCCAGCTCCGCATCGTCGCCGGCGTGGACGATGCGCCCCTCGCCGAGCATCGAGTAGAAAGCCTGATACGCGTCTGCCATGATCGCCGACGACTGGACCATCGTCACCATCGTCACGCCCTCATCGTCGAGCGCCTGCGCGGATCGCTCGAAGAAACGCGGATCGTAGAAGACGCCGGCGACCGCGTAGCGCGCCGTCAGTTCTCGAAGGTGCGCCTCAACATCGGAGAGGTCAACATTCTTGCCCGGTTGTGGCGTCCAGATCTTCGCCTCGATCAGCACCTTCTCATCGTCCGGGCGCTGGTACGCAACCACGCACGCCGTCGCATCGTGGACGATTCCGACATCGATCCCGATCGAAACGCGCGCACCGTCGGGGATCTTCGCGTCGCGTTCGATCGCGTTGTTCCACCAGTCTGCGCTAATCCATGCTGACGATCCTGCAACCCAAACGCAGCCATGCAGCTGCAAGACTTCCTCGACGGAGAGCTCGGGGTTGTTCGCTTGGCGCTGGAGGTAATCGTCTGTGATCCACGATGCGGGATTCGCCAGCCGCATATTGGCTATATCACTAGGGTCTTTAGTAGGTGCCGAGTAGTTATAGATCAGCGTAGCCGCATCATGGTTGCGGCTGATCGTCAATCCCGGAGCCTTCTCCACATCGCCGACGGCCTCATTACGGTTGACCATTCTTCCGAGGATCGACGTGTCCCGCTCGTTGGCGTCGCCGGCCGTCGTGATCGTAAACGTCTGCGTCTTTTTACGCGCACCACCACCCGTCGTCAATGCCGCCCACGCCTTGCGTTGCATCGGCTTCGTCCAGGCGTGGAGCTCGTCGGCCACTACCAGCGATGGCGAGTAGCCGTGCAGCGTGTTCGGGTCCGACGCCATCCGAAGAATCTTGCCGCCACCATCAGCACGCGCGATCTCGCCAATGTAGTCACGCAATACAACGTCGCCGGCGAGCGCAGGATTCTTACGAATGTACGCCGTGCAAGCATCAAACAACCTGCCAGCCTGCTTATCACTCGCCGCTGCAAGCAGGATCTCCGGCTGGGTATCATCGGTCAGCAAACTGTAGAGCGCGTACGCAGCGAGCAGCGCGGTCTTGCCATTCTTGCGACTAACACACAGGGCAACGCTCGACCACTTCGGCGTCAGCCCATCAGTGGATTCCATCGCCAGCGCCTCGCCCATGAAGTCGATCTGCCACGGCTCTAGAATGAGCGGCTCATTAGCAAACTGGTCAATCGACTGGATAAGATAAGTCTCGCACCACCACGCGAAGTGATCGACGCGACTACCGTCCGAATAGTTCGACCACTTCGGCTTCGGCTTCGCAGCGGTGCGCGCCACTAGCTCGCACGCTTCGCGATCGTAACCAGCGGCGGCGGAAGCAGGATCTTATCTGGCGAAGTCACCCGGCCCTTCACGCCGCCGCGAGGATTCTTTGAGATCTCTGGATCTAATCGCAGCGCGCGACCAGCTCGCGCGGCATCCTTCTCGGAATCAGCCAACAACTTGACCAGCGGATGCGGAACGACAGCACCATTGGAATGCGTAAACAACTTTGGTCGACCTGCGTCGTTCCACTCACGACGAATCTCCTCGACCATATCAATCGCCCTGGCATACCTCAGCACAGAGTCGGCATAACGGTCTGGATCGTCCAGCGACTCGACATGCTTAGACGCCATGATGAACGCCCTAATTCCAGACTCGTGCAAGTCGTCAAACATTAGGCACCACCATCTCTAGGTTCATCTGGAAATTAGACACGTCATCCATTGTCGCGCCCCTGCTGGAGTTGCATGACCGGCACAACACTCTCAGATTATCGCGCGTATGGGTACCCCCCTTTGCAATCGGAATAATGTGATCGACGGTGACTGGGTTCTGGTCAGAGAATCTTTGCTTGCATTTGGGACACGTCTTACGGGAGGATCGGAGCTTCACGACGTGAGAGCTGGATACATCACTTGTTGCGCGAATTCGGACCCGGCGTCGATGACCCTTGTTGTTTTCCCTAGCCAAAAGTACTAGGTAGGCATCGTCTTGTTTTTCCCTTCCATCTGCGCGCAATGTTTTTTCTGCAATCCGCTTCATATGTCTGGCGCGAGTTTTTGCACAGTAAGGACAACGCATGACGCCTCCGGCCTGTACGAATGCTGTCCATACGGTTCGCTTGCTTCTTGCATGATCGCGTCCGCAATCGTCACACGTCGTAAATACAATTTCTGTTTGTGGTGGTTTCTTGAATCGGTGATACGAATCGTATGCCCTTCTTCGTCTACAAC